TGTCTACTAAGTTAGGCGCAGGCAGTATATCAGATTTTGCTACTGATGTTGGCACTGGTGTTAGCAATGCATTTAGTTCCGGCGTAGATGCGTTAGGAACAGTCAATAAAGTGTCCGGCAGTTTAAGCGAAATTTCATCTACTATATCTAAATTAGGTATTGGCGGCGACTTAGCAAGTGGTTTCCAAGATGCGGCTGCACGAGTTGGTGCTGCTGCTGGTGTTTTAAATAATTTGTTAAGTCTCAAAAGAGGTATAAATCTCCCCGCAGGTGGCGAACTGTTTCAAACAGATGCCCCAGGTATTAAAATGTCAGCTACTAATCCTAATGATTGGCGTGTAAGGATTAAAGCCCCTTTTGATCTATTTGGTAGTAACCCATTATTTGATATGTTAAAAAATACTGACGGTGTTGTATTTCCATACTTGCCAGAAGTAACATTCTCCACATCCGCAAATTACACACAAATTGATCCTGTTCATAATAATTATCCTTATCAGGCTTACAAGAACTCACAAGTGGACGCAATCAGCATTGCAGGCAAGTTTACAGCTGAAAGCGAACAAGATGCACTATATTGGATTGCAGCAACTACGTTCTTTAAAACGTCAACGAAGATGTTTTTTGGTCAAGGAGCAAATCAAGGTAACCCACCAATTATATGTAAGCTGAACGGATACGGTGCAAACGTGTTTAACGATGTACCTGTAGTAGTTAAATCCTTTAGCGTAGACTTTCCAACTGATGTTGATTACATTCAGTGTAACTCTGCTTCACAGGGAGCTAAGCCAACATGGGTACCTAGACAAAGTACTATTTCGATAGAAGTACAACCAATTTACAACAGAACAAAAATGAGACAATTTAGTTTAGAATCGTATGCCAACGGTACACTGAAGGGGTATGTATAATGGCTGTATATAATAATAACTCACCGTATGCAACAACAAGTCAAAATTCTTTGTATTTAGAATTACTAGATATTAGACCAGTTCCAGCAGAAGATGACGATGTGCTTTACACAATAGAATCGCATTATACCCATCGTCCGGATCTACTAGCATTTGATCTTTACGAAGATCCTAAGTTGTGGTGGGTGTTTGTGCAACGAAATATGGAAGTAATAAAAGATCCTATTTTTGATTTTGAAGTAGGAACGCAGATTTATATTCCTAAACACAGTAACCTAAAGAAGCATTTAGGGGTATAGAATGGCAATACGCGAAATAACAGATGCTATAACCGGCAGAAAGATTAAAGTAGATACTAATAAACCTGGTGGTACTGACAATCCTTTTAAAAATACAGCAGATTATTATGCTTGGATCCGTGCTGGCAAACCTAACGATTGGCCGCCAAGTGTCGCAAACCGAGTACAAGATGCTGGTGGTAATTGGCTTCGTCCTAAGCTAAGACCAGATGGGTTGAAAGTTCTTGATACTATTGAGTCACAAGCTACTAATATTAAAACAGGAATAGCGACTATCAAAGACTCACTTGAAACAAACAATGGAGCTTCTGCGTTTATTGACAAACATATGAACAAGAACTCTGCAGGTAAATCAGAAAGTGGCGAAGTAACTAACGTTGGAGAGCCTAGCAAAAAAGCAACTAGAACTTTGCCTAATATTGTTGAGAATCCGTTAGAACAGTTTGCTTCAATGACACCGTTATGGACTCTTGCAGTTCTAACATCGGATCAGTTTAACAAGCCTGATAGCTATAGATCAGGAGACTTATCATTTGCAAAGCATAAGCAAAACATTTTTATTCCAGGCGGCAAAGACAAATCTAGAACATTTGAGTCAGGAATTATATTTTCATCTGCAGGACGTGGCGATGATGCACGAGTAAAAACAGCATCCGGCGTACCTGAATTTTTTATTGACAACTTTAGAATGTCAGCAGCAATTAGTGCTAGTGAAAAAACTGGTAATACAAATGCGCTGAATTTTGACTTTGATATTTTTGAACCATATAGTATGGGACTATTATTAGAGTCTATGCAAGTTGCTGCTATTAAAGCTGGTTGGCCAAACTATCTTGATGCACCGTATCTTTTAAAACTTGACTTTCAAGGCTTTGACGAAGACATGGCAAAACGCTCATCAGTAAAATCAAAATACTTTGTTCTAAAATTTAAAACAGTAACATTTGACACCAACGAATCAGGTAGCTCGTATAAAGTGTCAGCATTTCCGTATAACCACATTGGTTACTTAGATACTATTAATATGTTGTTTAACGACATTAATATTTCTGCTCCTAACAAAGGAACAGTTGAAGAAATGTTAAAGTCTGGTCCTAACAGTTTAGAAAAAGTTTTAAATGATAACGAGCTATCTCTTATTACAGCAGGCAAGTATTCAGTGCCAGACGAGTATATAATTGAATTTCCTGAAAAGTCAGGAGACTGGGTTACTGCTCAAAAGAAAGATTCAAATAATTCTAATAAAGGTGCAACTGATAAATCTTCATCAAGTACAACAGTTGTTGGTGGAGGTGGACAAGTAACTAAAACTGCATTTGGTACAAACCCTATTGGCAAAGCCTCGTTTGGATTTGATGCAGAGCAAGGCGGCAACTTTAACTTTTCTAGAGCAGGCGATGCATACAATGAAGAAACTGGCAGAGTTGACAGATTTAAAATGTCAATTAATCAAAAGTCTAGAGAATTCTTGTTTACACAGAAGCAGCCGCTAACAGATGTTATAACACAAGTAATTTTAAGTTCGAAATATGCAGTTGACGCTATCAGCGGAACCCAAGCATCAAATAATCTAACACCAGAAGGTTATATTAAATGGTTTAGGATCGATATTCAAGTTGAGTTTTTAGGGTACGATGTACAAATAGGTGATTTTGCAAAACGATACACTTATAGAGTTGTGCCTTATTTTGTTCATCAGAGTATATTTAAAACTCCGGGGTCAGCAGTTAATACATTAGCCCTTCAAAAAACAATTGCCAAACATTATCAGTATCTCTATACAGGACAAAATACTGATGTTTTAAAATTTGATATTCAAATTAATAACTTATTCTTTACAGGCACTGATCCAACTAATCCTGCAAATACTTCAAGTGAACAAAATCAGGATCAACGTTTTACTGTGTCATCACCACCCGTAGGAACTAACACACCTAAGCCTACTAACAGCGAAGCAACAGCAGGTAATCTTGGTAAAACAAAAACTAAGAGAGACATTGCTGCAATGTTAAACCGACAGGGCGGTAGTGGATTTAAAGATGTTGAAAAAACAGTTGCTGATAGCTTTCAAAAAGCATTTACGCAAAACGGAACAACAGACTTAGTTAAATTAGATTTAGAAATTTTAGGCGATACATACTGGCTAGTTGACAGTGGAATTGGAAATTATGTTGCATCCTCCAAGCCACGTTCAATGACAACCGGTGACGGATCGGCTAATTATGAAGGACAAGACGTTTACATTTACCTTTCATTTAGAACTCCAATTGATGTTAATACAGAAAGTGGACTTTATGATTTTAAAAATTCAGCACCTAGTCCTTTTAGTGGAGTATACAAAGTAATTAAAGTTGATAGCGAATTTAGAGCAGGTAATTTTACACAGACCTTAAAATGCTTAAGAATGCAACAACAAGAAGTTGACTTTAACGGCCAGTTACCAAAAGGCGCAGATACTAATACACCAGCTGTTGTACTTGGTAATAAAGTTCCTGAGAAAACTAACATAACACAGCAGATTGCTACTGCTAAAGATTGGACAACTTTATCGTTTGACAATTTAATAAACGCATCAAAGCCTGGGGGATCACTTGAAACATCTGCAAATGAATTCTTAAAAAGTTTAGGACTTCCGACAGGCCCAGCAGGGTCATTAAAACCAGCAAGTTCGGAATCGTTTAAATCTAAACCTAAGTTAATAGAAAAACGTCGACAGGCAAACGGTACTCTTGTAAACTTTAATATTGATAGATCACAACCGTTTTCAGAATCGTTTGATTCTGAAGGAAACACAATTAGAATTTATGGAGAGATTGTAGTATAATGGCTATCGAACGTAGAACAAGACAACAACCAACAGGTGCAAATTTAGGATCCGGAGCATATCTTGCAAAAGTTATTAGTGTTTTAGATCCAACGTTTAACGGCAGACTAAAAGTTACTCTTTTAAAAGATCAAGGTAACGAGTTAGGCGTTGAAGGTAAAACCTATGTTGTAAATTATGCTTCTCCTTTCTTTGGATATACTCCATTTGAAGCAATGGGTATGAATCAAACAGATTTTAAAGATACACAGCAATCTTATGGGATGTGGATGGTACCGCCAGATGTTGGCGTAACTATTATGATTATGTTTATAGATGGCGACCCTGCAAACGGCTATTGGTTTGCATGTGTTCCTCCAAGATTTTCTAATCACATGGTGCCTGCTATCGGAGCAGCTGATACTGACCCAACACAAGAAGGCCGCAGTTCTCTAGTTGCATTAACAGAAGAACAGAAAAAATATTATAACACTAAACAGCCGTTGCCAGTTGGTGAAATTAATAAAAGACATAATATTAATGACCGTGAAACAGATGCAGAAGCAATTCCTAAACCGTTACATCCAATTGCAGATAGATTTTTAGCACAGGGACTTTTAGAAGATGATGTTAGAGGAGTTAGCACTACAACTAGTAGGCGCAACAATCCTAATGCAGTTTTTGGTATTAGCACTCCTGGCCCATTAGATTATTCATCAACAGGAAAACGCTATCAAGTAGGAACAACTGAAAGTCAATCAGTTGCTATTCCTGTTACAAGATTAGGCGGAACACAGTTTGTTATGGACGATGGCGATGATCGTTACATTAGAAAATCTGCTCCTAATACCGGACCTGTAGAATATGTTGAAGCAAGTGATGCAACTCAAGCAGGTATAACAGATCTTCCTTATAATGAATATGCAAGACTTAGAACACGTACAGGACATCAAATACTTTTACATAATACTGAAGATTTAATTTACATTGGTAATGCTAAAGGAACAGCTTGGGTCGAACTAACCTCTAATGGAAAAATAGATGTTTTTGCAAACGATAGCGTTAGTGTACATTCTAAAAATGATGTTAATATTAAAGCAGGTAGAGATATCAATATGGAAGCAGGACGTAATGTAAACATTAAAGCAACTGCTCAATACCAGTCACCTGATAGTTTAGATCAACCCGCAAAAATTGAAGATGCTCTTAAACAAGAGAGTGGTAGAGTACAAATAGAAAGTGCGTTCAACACTAACATATTAATTGGTGCTAACGGAAAAATTGAAACAAGAACTTATAACAATGCAGCTGATGAGTCTATTGCTGGAGATTTAGATATTTCAGTCGCTGGCAATCACAGACATTATGTTGGCGGAACTACTGATATTCAAACAATTGGTGATAGATCAGACACACAAGCAAACTGGGATATCAACACCGGCGGATACAATTACTTAACATCAGGCGCTAATACAGAAGTTGCCGCAGGCGGCGACATTCTTATGTCAGCAAGTCCTAACATACACTTTAATGGTCCAGCAGCAACAGGAGCAGCACAGGCCGACACTGCATTAACAATTACAGATTTAATTACATACGATAATATAAGAACAAACCCAGATAAAGAATGGTCAAGCAGTAAATTCTTAGACGGCACAATTCCATCTATTATGCGTAGAGTTCCACAGCACGAGCCTTGGGCATTGCACGAAAACCAAGCACCTGGACAAACAACTCCATCAGCAACCGATAGAGAGGAGAATCAATAATGGCAAAACTATACAATAAGAAAACAGTATCGACTAACCAAGCATCTGTTGGATCAGCTGGTTCGACAGTTTATACTTACAAAGGGTTTAGTTCGCAAAACCAGCCAGACAACTTTAAACTTTATGATATTGATCTTGTAAAGCAAGATATTATAAATCATTTTTATATTAGAAAAGGTGAAAAATTAGAAAATCCTAATTTTGGAACTATCATTTGGGATATGATTTTTGAACAATTTACACCCGAAGTTAAAGATTTAATAGCACAGGATGTACAAGATGTGATAAACTATGACCCTAGAATAGTTGTAAATCAAATAAGTGTTGATAGTACAGAAATGGGAATTCGCATCCAAGCAGATGTAACATATGTTCCATTTAATGTTACTGAAAGGATGCAGTTTGATTTTGATAAAAACAGTTCGGTTATAAAGTAAGCACTTAATAAACATTGGTAAATACAGTATAGGATTAAACAATGAGCACAACGTCAAGACAAAACAACTTACTACTTAACGAAGACTGGACCCGTATCTACCAGACATTCGCTAATGCAGATTTTAAATCATACGACTTTGAAAATTTAAGACGTGTGATTATTACGTATCTGCGTGAAAACTACCCAGAAGATTTTAACGATTACATTGAAAGCTCAGAATACCTTGCGCTCATTGATGCTATTGCATTTTTAGGTCAAAGTCTTTCATTCCGTATTGATTTAGCTTCTAGAGAAAACTTTATTGAACTAGCAGAACGTAAAGAAAGTGTATTACGTATTGCTAAAATGCTTAGTTATAATGCTAAACGTAACGTTCCTGCAAAAGGGCTGCTAAAATTTACATCAGTTAGCACAACAGAAGAACTAATTGATAGTAATGGTAGAAACCTTGCAAGTCAAGTAATTCGTTGGAACGACCCAACAAATACTAATTGGGCAGAGCAATTTATTTTAGCACTTGATGCTTCAATGTCTGATAACACAAAATTTGGTAGAAGTCAAGGTACTGCTACTATTCAAAGTATTCCAACAGAACAATATAGATTTAGATCAATTGGTACTGATGTTCCTTTGTTTAATTTTGCTAAATCGGTAGCTGGCAGAAATATGACTTTTGAAATTGTAAGTACTTCTTTTAAAGATGCTGAAGAACTTTATGAAGAGTCGCCAACTCCAGGCAATCAAATGGGGTTTGTTTATAGACAGGATAACAAAGGCCCTGCAAGTACTAATACAGGGTTCTTTCTACAGTTTAAACAGGGTGCATTAGAACTAGCAGATTTTACTATTCCTTCGCCGTCAACAAATGAAAAGGTTGCAATTGATACGTCAAATATTAACAACGATGATGTTTGGTTGTTTGCTGTAAATGGCAACGGCAATCAAACTACTGAATGGACTCAAGTTTCTAGTCTTACTGGCAACAATATTGCTTACAATAGCTTACAAGGAAACATTAGAAACATATATGCAACTGAAACTAAAGAAAACGACAAAGTTGATTTAATTTTTGCAGACGGTGTTTATGGTAATTTACCACAAGGATCTTTTAGGTCATATTACAGAATTAGTAATGGTTTAAATTATACTATTAATCCTAATGAAATGAAAAACATTAGTATTACAGTTGACTATGTTAACGATCAAGGTGTGCAACATGCATTAACAATTGGGTTAGCTTTACAGTCATCTGTTTCAACAGCAACAGCAACTGAGTCATTAGCTTCAATTAAGCAAAATGCTCCGGCACAATATTACACACAAAATAGAATGATTACAGGTGAAGATTATAATCTTGCACCTTTAGCAAGTTCGCAGAATATTTTAAAAGTAAAAGCAACAAATAGAACATCAAGCGGCCTTTCTAGAAACTTTGATATTATTGATGCAAGTGGAAAATATAGTTCTATTAATGTGTTTGGTACAGACGGCTACATTTATAAACAAGAAGAAGAAAAACAGCTTTCTTTTAAATTTGCAAATAGAGCAGACATTATTAATTTTGTTAAACAAAAAGTAGAAAAAGTGTTTACAGATACTGATGTGTATAATTTTTATTTTACAAAGTTTGATAAGATCTTGTTTTCAGGAGATAACATTGTATGGACTGCATCAACTAATGATGTTAATATTGGTACAGGGTATTTTCAGAACAAAGTTGATCTGTCATTACTAAAAGTAGGAACATATTCTACAAACAACTTAAAATATATTTCTCCAGGAGCAAATGTTAAATTTACAGCTCCAACAGGACAGTCATTTAAAAATGGAAACTTAGTTACTACAGATACAACTGATGCTACACAAAAAAGTTTTATATGGACAAAAGTTATAAGTGTTGCAGGTGACGGAACAAACGCAGGAACAGGAGCAAATGCTAAAGGCGTAGGTCCGGTAGTGTTTAATGATAATGTTCCTTCAGGAGCAGTTGCTTCGAGGATTGTTCCTAAGTTTGTTAGTGATCTTTCAGACGCCCTTGAATCGTCAATGGTTACCCAAGCGTTTGCTAATTTAAACTTTGGATTGCGATTTGAACAAGATACGGCAAGTTGGAAAATTATTCAAAATCAAAACTTAAACTTAACAGCATCTTTTAGTTTAGGTAAAACAGGTGATATATCAAACAACAATTTAGATAGTTCTTGGATTGTTGCATTTGTTAAAGAGAATGACGAGTACGTTGTAAGAATAAGAACACTAAATTATGTATTTGGTAGTAAAAAACAAAATAGATTTTATTTTGATAAAAATGAAAAAGCATATAATAACTTAACTGGCAAGGTTGAAAAAGACATGATCAATGTGTTAGGTATTAATTCATTAAATGTTGGTATAGGTTCATTGATCCAAGATTACCCGTTTGAAGTTTCGGATACTATTGCATACGATGACGGGTATGAAAGTGCAAGTGAAATTAAGTTAGGTTTTAGAGATTCAGATGCCGACGGAGTAATTGATAATCCAGAATCGTTTGTTAATGTTGTTGGTGAAGATCTTGACTTAAAATATCTATTTTTTAAATCTGCTAAAGACGAATACGGCACAACAATTTATAATATAATTGATACGGCAGTAACTCCAATTTTGATTATTGAAAAAGAGTCATTAGTTAATGTTAACAATTATACAGACGGTCAGTTAATATACTTTTATGATGTTGCACAAAATAGAGTTAAACGTGTTGACAGAACAACTAATACACTAGTGTTAGAAAGTACATACAAAGCATGTATTGGAAGAGACAATTTAAAATTCCAATACACACATTCAGCTAGTGAAGATAGAAGAATTGATCCTAGTGTAACAAACATTATTGACTTGTTTGTACTAACCAGGTCGTATGATACTAGTTTTAAAAATTATCTAGTAGGAGCTACAACAATTGAGCCAATAGCTCCTAGTTCAGATGAATTAAGAATTGCATTTGGCATAGGGTTAAGTGCAATTAAATCAATTAGTGACGAAGTAGTGTACCATCCTGTAAAATACAAAGTACTATTTGGTGCCGCAGCTGATACAAAATTACAAGCTAAGTTTAAAGTTGTTAAGAATACTGGAAAAACAATTAATGATAATAACTTAAAAGTTAGAATAGTTAATGCAATGAATGATTTCTTTGATATTAATAACTGGGACTTTGGAGATAGGTTCTATCTAAGTGAACTTTCAACATACGTTCTTAATGTTGTATCACCAGATATATCAAACCTTGTTATTTTACCAAGACAATCATCACAGGCATTTGGAAGCCTGTTTGAAATCCAAAGTAAGCCAGACGAGATTTTCGCTAATGGTGCCACTGTTGATGATATAGAAATAGTAACTTCTATCACGGCTGCTGAAATTAATGCAGCAACAAATTCAATAGTGAGTAACACATAATGGCAGACAAGAAAAAGTTTCCTAAGAGCGATATTCCAATTAGAAACAGCTCAGACTTTCTTCCTACAGTTTTTCAAACTCCTGCAAATAAAAAGTTTTTATCAGGAGTATTAGATCCTCTTGTACAACCAGGTGTTGTTGACAAAACTGTTGGGTATATTGGAAAGCGTTACGGTAAAACGTATAACGGGAAAGATGTATATCTTGATAATGATCAAACATTAAGAAGTCGTTATCAATTAGAGCCCGGAATTACTGTTGAAGAAAATCAAGAAGTTAAAAAGTTTAATGACTACATTGATCTTAAAAGTATGTTGGAATTTTTTGGCAATACTAACGAGCGCGATGACAAAACAACAGAGCAAGAGCATTACAGTTGGAACCCACCTGTTAATTGGGACAAGTTTATCAACTACAGAGAATACTATTGGGTGCCAGCAGGAACACCGTCTGTAGATGTATACGGACAAGCATCTAATATTCAAAGTACTTATAAAGTAAAGACAGGAATTAATAGCTGGGTACTTTCACCTGATAATATTACTGATAATCCAGACATCACATTATACAGAGGCCAAACTTATAAGTTTGAAGTAAACTCTCCTCAAGAAGGGTTTTACATTCGAAGTAATTACGATACTGGGTCGTTAATTTTTAATCCTAACAAAGCATATTTTGCTGGTGAACTAGCAGTATTTGACGGAAAGTTATGGAAGTGTATTAATAACACAAGTATTTTAGACGGAAGTAGTATTACAGTTGATTCGCAGGATTGGAAATTAGAAGCTAACGATGCAGCATTTGCATCGCTACTATACAATCAGGGAGTTGAAGGCAATGGTACAACAGTTGGAACAATTACATTTACAGTTCCAGCCAACTCACCTGATATTTTATATTATCAAAGTGATGTATCACCTAACAGATTAGGTAGGTTTATTGTTGCTGACATTGATTCAAACACATTCATCAACGTTGATAAAGAAATTGTTGGTAAAAAAGATTATACCACAGCAACCGGACTAGCATTTACAAACGGTCTAGTTGTAGATTTTAGAGGACAGGTTGAGCCTGCAAAATATGCAAACAACACATGGCTAGTTGAAGGTGTGGGCGATAGTATCACATTAATTAACTTTGCTGATTTAGTTCCACCGCCACTTGCAACCGACACACCGGAAATTTTGTTTGATAATGAAGGATTTGATACACAGCCATTTGATGATGCAACTCAATATCCTGGTAATAAAGATTATATCACTATTGCAAGAAATAGCAAAGATTCTAATCCGTGGTCAAGATATAATAGATGGTTTCATAGATCTGTACTAGAACAAGCATTTAGACTTAGAGGCCAAGATTTTGACTCGTTAGAAACTGCAAGAGCTAAACGTCCAATTATTGAGTTCTTACCTAACATTCAATTGTTTAATCATGGTGCTGTTGCAAAACAAACTGTTGACTATGTTGATGACTTTACTACTGATGTGTTTTCTAACATTGAAGGAAGCGAAGGCTACAATGTTGACGGAGAGTTTTTGTTTGAAGGAGCAAGAGTTCTTGTAATTTCTGATACAGACAATCGAGCAAATAACAAAATATACGAAGTTAAGTTTGTTAAGCATAACAATAAAACACAAATTACTTTAAAAGAAACAGCAGATTCAGATTCGGTGTTTAACGAAGCTGTATTAATTCGTAGAGGAACTGCAAACTCAGGCAGAATGTATCATTATAACGGTACAAACTGGGTTAAGAGTCAGGCTAAAATAAAAGCTAATCAATCACCATTGTTTGATGTGTTTGATAGTAGTGGAGTATCTTTTGGTGATGCAGTAACATATCCTGTGTCAACATTTGTTGGATCTAATCTTGTAAGTTATAAAGTTGGAACTGGCACCGCAGATACTGAATTAGGGTTTGCATTAAAGTATGCCAATATCAATAACGTTGGAGATATTGTTTTTGATTGGAATTTTGAAACAGATAAGTTTGTTTATACTTTATCTCAAACACAGTATACTAAAAATACTAATGTTGGGTATTATAAAATTAATGACATGTATGTTAATGGGTGGATTGCTACTGATAAAACATTCCTTCAACCGATAATTGATTCTTATACATTAACTGTTGCTGACTCAGTAGCAGTGTTTGAAACTGTTGACTGGGAAAAATTACCTAGTAACGCTATTATTAATTTTTACCTTAACGGCGAAGCTATTAGTACTCCGTATACAAGAGCATCTTCGCAGTTTACTTTTGAAAAAACTTTTGCAATTAACGATGTTATTACAATTAAAGTAGTAGCAGATATTGTGCCTGATAAAGGTTACTACGAAATTCCAGTAGGCATAGAAAAAAATCCTCTAAACGAACAACTTAAAACATTCACATTAGGTCAAGCATCTGATCATTTAAAATCGTCTTTAGAATTTGATAAAAGAATAGTTGGCGCAATTCCAGGTGTTTCTAATCTTAGAGATTTAGCAGATTATCAAAAGCACTCAAAACGATTCCTTAAACACTCTGGATTTGCAGCAGTATCAACTATGCTAATCAACGATAAAGATCTTAACGTTGTAAAATCGCTAAGACATGCTAAAAATGCTTATACTGTTTTTAAACAAAATATTATTAAACAGTCAACTATACTAGAGTTTAACGATAACACTGCTGATTTCTTAGATACAATTATTGAGTCAATTACAAAGACTAAAACTATTGACAGTCCTTTTGCTGATTCTGATATGATAGGTGCAGGAGCGTTTACATCAACAAAATATATTGTAGCAGATATTGGTATTACAACTTTTACGTTAACTGAGAATTTTAATTTAGATACACTTAGTAGAAGAGCTGTGTATGTTTACTTAAACGACAATCAGCTATTAGTTAATACTGATTACACAATTAATAGTGCGTTTGGATTTATTGATATTTCAACTACACTAGAAGAAGACGACAGAATAGAAATTAGAGAATATGTGTCAACGGCATTTAGCCATGTTCCTCCAACGCCTACTTCAATTGGAGTATATCCTAAGTTCAAACCTGAGATGTATTTAGACGATACTTATAGAACTCCTAAGAATGTAATTCAAGGACATGATGGTAGTAAAACAACATCATATGATGACTTTAGAGATGATTTACTTTTAGAGTTTGAATACAGAATTTATAACAACATTAAGCAACAATATGATCCTGCTGTATTTGATATCGATAAAGCATTAGGCGGATATTATGGCAATGCAACATTTACAAAAGAAGAGCTAGATAGCGTTATTAACCAAGAGTTTTTATCTTGGGTACAAAATACTAATCTATCATATACAGTAAATGATGCCTTTGTTGATGGTGAGCCGTTTACATATACATATTCAAATATGACAGACCCAACAGGCACTGTAAACTTGCCGGGATATTGGAGAGGAGTGTACAAGCATTTTTATGATACTGATAGACCACATACTCATCCATGGGAAATGCTTGGTTTTACAGAAAAGCCAACTTGGTGGGATACAGAATATGGAGCAGCACCGTACACAAACGGTAACTTAGTTTTATGGGAAGATATTCAAGCTGGTAAAATTGCACAAGGTACTACAGCTGGAATTTATCCTAGATATGCAAGACCAAGTATATTAACTCATATACCATGCGACTGTGACGGTAACTTATTAGACCCGCTAACGTCAGGACTTGCAGGTAACTTCCAACTTATAAACAACAGAGGCTCGTTCAAACTAGGAGATGTTAGTCCTGTTGAATATGCATGGAAATCTAGTTCTGAATATCCATTTGCAGTTACTACTGCATTGGCATTGTTAAAGCCTTTTGATTACTTAATTTTAAACTTTGATAGAGCTATTGCAAAACGTAATATTATTAATCAGCTAGTGCATACCACTACAGATACGTTTTTAACTCTTAGCCAACTACAGCTTCCAGTTTCAGGAACAACTCAAGTTGCTGGACTATCGTACTATCTTTCATCTTATATTAAATCTCAAGGTGAATTGATATCTGAAGCACAAAAAACTATTTCTAATATCAATGTTAGGCTTACTTCTAGACTAAGCGGATTTGTTGACCAAGAGCAACAACGATACTTGTTAGATAGTAAGAATCCTAGTTCGTCGAGTACTAGTGTGTTTATACCTCAAGAAAACTATGACATTATCTTTAATGTGAGTTCACCAATTTCTTCAGCAACATACAGTGGTGTGATTTTTGAAAAGACAGCGTCTGGTTGGACAATTAACGGATACGATAATGTTAATCCGTATTTTAAAACATATACACCTTATCCGCTTCAGAAAGATCCTGTAATTTCAGTTGCAGGAACTTCAGCAGCGTATTCAGAATGGGAAGCAGGAAAAACATTTAATAATGGACAAATTGTTTCTTATAGAGGAGTATTTTACAGAGCTAATTCTACTCACACTCAAGGAGACACGTTTAGTGAAGATAAACTAGTTAAACTTCCAGACCTACCAGTTGATAATGCTGTAATAGCACAGCGTAGAAGAAGTTTTAATACTTTTGATGTTGTTAATGTTAGCTACGGAACAGAATTTAATACTATTCAAAGTGTAGTAGATTTTCTACTAGGGTATCAAGAATATCTTAAAGGACAAGGTTTTAATTTTGCAAACTATGACGGCACTAATCAGGTAGTACAAGATTTTGTAACAGCAGCAAAAGAATTTATGTACTGGTCAGTTCACAACTGGGCACAAGGATCTATCCTAACAGTTAGTCCTGGCGCAACACGTATGGACATTAATCTTGCAGTTGGTGTTGCTGAAAGTCTATTAGATGGTTTCTACGATTACAATGTACTAAACGCAGACGGGTCTGCATTAGATCCTCAGTTTTTAGATGTATCAAGAAGTTTTCAAAATGTTGAAATTAGTACAACAGATACAACGCAAGGCATTTATCTATTAAAAATAAATTATGTTGTTAAAGAGCATGTAGCAATATTTGATGATAAAACAGTATTCAACGATACTATTTTTGATAAAGCGACAGGTTATAGACAAGAAAGAATCAAAGCCCAGGGATTTAGAACAACTGATTGGGATGGTGATTATACTAGTCCTGGATTTTTGTTTGATAATGTTTCTATTGGAACATGGTCTCCTTACTATGATTATAAATTAGGCGATATTGTTTCTTATAGATCTTACAAGTATACTGCAAGAAGCAATCACACTAGTGACGAAACTTTCTTAGACAGCAACTGGACCTTATTAGATTCAGAGCCAGTTAAGCAATTGATTCCTAACTTTGATTATAGAATTAATCAAATTGAAGATTACTTTGATGTTTCTTCTGAAGGACTTGGCAAAAGCCAAAGAGATTTAGCAAGGCATACAATAGGTTATCAAACTAGAAGTTATTTAGAAAACTTATCTGAAGATCCAACTACTCAGTTTCAATTGTATCAAGGATTTATTAGAGAAAAAGGCACAAACAACGCTGTTACAAAATTGTTTACTAAATTAGGTGCTGATACTAACACATCAGCAGTTGACCTAAACGAAGAATGGGGATTTAGAGTAGGCCAACTAGGCGGAGTTGACCAGTCTACAAAAATTGAAATTAAACTAGAAACAGATAAATTTCAATTAAATCCGCAGCCTGTTATTATACAACCTTCGGCAGAAACTACAGTTGATAGATATTATAGAATTGATAAAACAAACTTTCAATATGCGCCAACTCCATATTCAACTAACATTAGTCCTGTTAGTTACGATTCTAAACCTGTTAAAACAGCAGGGTATGTGAAATTTGGTCAAGTAGATTTTACAGTTACAAACAAAGATAGTATTTTAGATTTAGATATTTCACTAGTTAACGACAACAGTCACATTTGGGTAACCTTTGATGGGCCTTCTTGGACAGTACTTAGAGCAAATACTGTTTATGATTTAAAAATAACCAACGTTACAAGTAATGATGACAACGAAGTAACATTTGACTTTGATAAAGCACACATGCTAAAAGTTGATGACATGTTTGGTATTACTACTATTGTAGGGTTGAACAAATTTTGGAAAGTTAAAGCAGCAACTACCACTTCTATAACTGTACAACATACAGAAACGTTTGATGCAGCTGATGGATATGATCCTAGCACAGCAACATATCCAATGCTTCTTACTACTGCACGATTTGGATCTTATGAATCAATGAATCCGGAACATGTTGCACTATTAACTAACGGCTCAAAAGTATTTGTAGATTCTAATGTAAATGGACGTTGGGAAGTAGCAGAAAAAACAAAACAATTTACACCAAGTAAAATTATTGATTTTGGTATTACTACTCCAGAAAGTGTTGGCAAGAAAACAGTATACAGTGATTTGTTAAAACAAGCTATTGTTGGTATTCCAGACGAAGGTAAAGTAGGTATCTATGTTAAAACTGCTACTGGCCTGTCATCTAAGCAATTATTAGAGCCACCGGTTTGGGCGCAATCAGCAGCTACTGGATCGTTTGGTAACGAAATTGCAATTTCGCCTGATAGTGAATGGCTTGTAGTCGGAGCTCCTTTAGCAAGTGGAATTACAAGTAACTATAAAGGTGCTTTTAATGTAAATGCAAACTATCTTATTGGCGATATTGTTTTGTATGCTGGAAGACTTTACAAAGCTACTGACAACATTCAAGGTGACGGTAGTACTATTGATGTTTACAGTAATGAATGGACAGAAGTACAAAACATAAAAGCAGTTAGTAGCGGGTCAAATGCAGGAGATTTTGAAACTGGAGCAATGTTTATATACCAGTATGGTTCTCAACAGTGGAATTTAATTGATATACAAGTAAGTCCAAGATTTTATGCTCGTGAAAGATTCGGTTCAAAAATTACATTAAGCAAAGATACCGCTGGCACATATTTTATGGCAGTATCTGCACCGGGTTCTCAGGATAACAAAGGGCGTGTGTATCTTTATACATACAATGCTACTGATGGCTGGCGCTTAGATTATAACAAGAATTATAGAGGCACATATGCTGCTGATGATTCTACTTTTTATCCTAAAGGATCGATTGTTTATTCAAACGGTGAAATGTGGAAAGCATTAGTTGATAATGTATCCGACGGAAGTTCATTAACACTTTACTCAAATGACTGGCAAGTAATGGATCCAGTTACAACAGGTGCATCTTTACCACAATCACTTGCAACTGGCGATGACGGATCAACATTAGATGCAGGAATACTTGACGAGAATCAAATACTTGAAATGGTCAAACAAGATGATCGTTTTGGTACCTCACTAGCAATGAATTATAATGGAACAATACTAGCTGTTGGAGCACCTAATAGTGACGGGCAGTATTTTCCAAATTATAAAGGGCTGTGGAAAAACAATTATGAATATAAGCACGGTGATGTTGTAAAATTTCAAAGCACATATCACCAATTACAAAACGAAGGTCCAAATGCAGTAGGTGCTGATAGCACTATTAGAAGCTACAACGAATTGCCTGATGCTGGCCAACCTTGGGTTAATGTTGGAGATAGTACAGATACTGCTTCAGGAAAAGTATTCCTTTACAAGAAAGATACTAACTCAGGTGCTTATAATTTAATTCAACAAATTAATGCAGATTCATTACCATACCTAAGTGACCTTGATGCAAGTGAAGTTATTAGCTCAGGCGATAAATTTGGATTTGCAATTGCATTAGATTATACTGGTAATACACTAGTTGTAACTAGCCCACTAGCAGATAAGAACTTCCAGAATCAAGGAAGTGCGTATGTATTCAAATATGATTCAGACTCAACAGAGTATGCTTATAGATTAAAACAGAAATTAACAAGTTTTACAAATTATCCAAATGAAATGTTTGGACAAGATATTTCAATATCTAGCGGAACAGAAATTATTGCAGTAGGAGCAACTAATTCTCCTTATGCATTACAAACTAGATTTGATGCTTCACAAACATCGTTTGATAGAACTAGAACTAGATTTAAAGACTATGACGGATTTGCCGGAGCGGTTTATGTATTTGAGAAAAAAGGCACATCTGAAACATTCTTCTTAACAGAAAAACTTGATGATGCGCTTTCATTAAATGAATCTTTTGGATATAGTATTTCAGCATCGAGAGATGCAATACTAGTTGGCTCACCTGGATATATTTCTCCAGCACCGCACGGAGTTAATATTGCATTTGAAGGCGACAAGACAGGTACAGTACGTTTATTTGAAAAAACTACAAACTCTAATTCATTAAACATTATTGGATCACAGCCACTTACAGTTGATATTGATAAATTTAAAAGATTATCACTTTATGATACTGTTGATGATACAAAAATTATTGACATTGAAATATTTGATCCTGCTAAATTAAAATTATTAGCAGCAGCAGAAAGAGAACTATCGTTTAAAGTTCCATACGATCCTGCAATTTATAGCAATGGCACAGCAACCGATGCGGTTATTGATAGCTCGATATGCTGGAAGTCTTCTAACGTAGGTAAACTATGGTGGGATATTTCTACAGCTAAATGGTATGACTACGAGCAAGGTGATGCATCATATAGAATTGGATCATGGGGAGCATTAGCACCTGGCGCATCGATTGATATTTACGAATGGGTAGAATCAAAATTACTTCCATCTGAATGGGCAATTTTAGCAGACACTAACGAAGGAGTACCGTTGGGTATTTCAGGGCAACCACTGTATGCAGACGACTCTGCATATTGCGTTAGACAGGATTATAATCCTAACACTGGATTACAAACAGAAACACTTTATTACTTCTGGGTTAAAGGAAAAGTAACTGTACCAAGCAATACTGATAGAGATATTTCAGCTGCCGATGTGTTTAACTTAATTAACGATCCTAGTGCATTAGGACAAACCTATGCAGCATTTATTGATACAGACAAGTTTTTACTATTCAACTATAAGTCAACAGTTACAGAAGATTATTCATTGTTTAACATTGAATATTATAATTCAACTGAACAACAAAATCAAGTACACAACGAATACCAACTATTAACAGAAGGTGTTTCAGACAGCTTACCTAGTTTATCATTAGAAAATAAATGGATTGATAGTTTGGTAGGGCGTGATATGCAAGGTAATAGAATACCTGCATCAGATCTTCCTGAAAAACAAAAATATGGTATTGCTTTTAGACCAAGACAAAGTATGTTTGTTGAGAGAAGGGCAATCCTAAAAACACTTATTACTAATATTAATAAAGTGCTGCACAACGAAGCGTTTGCAGATTCTATTAATTTTAAAACACTTAATAGGGTAGATGCTAAGCCAAGTGTATTACTAAACTTGTATGATACAACAGCAGACACTTATATTGATTTATTAGAAGTTGGTACTACTAGAGTTAAAGCGTGTAAATTAAGGTCAAATATCATTGACAACGAAGTTAATTCTATTGATATTATTGATCCGGGCTTTGGTTATAAAATTGCTCCTTCTATCGAATTTGAAGGTGACGGTGTAAACGCAGAAGCAACTACTACCATTGATAGCCAAGGTAGAGTAACTGGAGTTACTATTGTAAATCCAGGTAAACTTTACACTACAATTATTACTAAACCAAGACAGTTTAGTGTGTTAGTTAACAGTGATTCTACAGCACGAGGCTTTTGGAGCATTTACTCATGGGACGATGTAAGAAAAACTTTTTACAGAAGTAGATCTCAAGCGTTTAACACACCAGCATATTGGTCCTACGCTGATTGGTGGGATAATGACTTTGGTCCTACATCAAGAATTATTCAAGAAATAATTAGTGTATATCAACTTCCAACTATTGAGGTTTCAATTGGCGACTTAATCCGTATTAAAGAATATGGCTCCGGCGGCTGGGCAGTGTTTAGAAAAGTTACTGATACTGAAAATGCAGGCCTAAACAATTATGTATTAATTGGTAGAGAACTAGGTACTATTCAACTATCGAATTTATTGTATGACGCATCATTAAATGGTGTAGGTTATGATAATGTTGATAGCTTTGATATTGACTTTTATGATAAAGAAGTATCATTTGAGTTAAGATACATTATGAAAGCAATTAAAGAAGATATTTGTATTGGTGATTATGCTGTTGAGTGGAATAAATTATTCTTTACATCAGTGCGTTATGTATTTGCTGAACAAACATACGTTGATTGGGCATTTAAAACTAGTTTCTTAAATGCAACTCACAATGTTGGAACATTAAAACAAAAAACAAATTATAGAAATGACAGTTTAGAAAGTTATTTAGATTATATTAATGAAGTTAAACCATATAGTACAACAGTAAGAGAATACATCAGTAAGTATGATACTACTGATACTGCTAATGCAGGCATATCAGACTTTGATTTACCTCCTTACTACTCAACAGAAGCAGGCAAAATTGTTCCTGTAAGTGCAAACGATAAAATAGTAAGCACATATCCATACAAATATTGGAATGACAATAAAGGATATGAGATTACAGGTGTTAATATTTCTAATAAAGGTGCTGATTATACAGAAGCTCCTAGAGTATTGATCACTGGCGGCGGAGGCTCTGGAGCCAAAGCAACAGCATATATTACTAGTGGAAAAGTAGTTGGAATTAGACTATCTGAACACGGTGCTGGATACACATCAACCCCAACAGTAACGTTAGTTGGCGGAAATGGTACATCACCTAACACTGCCAACGCTGTTGCTATTCTAGGTAACGGTAAAGCACGTTCAATGCAACTTGGTATTAAGTTTGATAGGCTTTCTAAAACAGGACTTTATCAAAACTTTACTCAAGAAGAGAATTTTGTAGCAACGGGTTCAACTGCGGTGTTTAATTTAACATATCCTCCTACTAGACAAAAGTCAAATATTACAATTATACAGAACGGCCAACTTGTTCTTGACAACGAATACAATATTTCGTTGTACACATTAGACTCTGATGTTTATAAACAACTTAAAGGTAAAATTACCTTTAATACACCACCGGCAGCAAGTGATACAATTAAAATTACATATCAGAAAAACGATGAAATTTTAGATAGTGTTAGTAGAATTAACAAATACTATTCTCCGGTCTCAGGCATGCTCGGTGACGAGCTTGACCAGCTTATGACAGGAATTGATTTTGGTGGAGTTCAAGTACAAGGAACAACATTTGAAGTAACTGGAGGCTGGGACGCTCTACCTTGGTTTACTGATAGTTGGGATAGTGTAGAAGCATCGGCTGATTACTACCATGTTGCAGACGGTAGCACACTTGATGTAGTATTACCATACACACCAGCAGACGGTCAAGTAATTAACATCTACTTAAAACGAGCAGGTATTGTTATACAAGACGATATTCAAGATCTACAAATTGAACAAGGTGTACAAGAACCTCCTACACTTAGAATTGACGATCCAAACTACACAGAAAGTTGGGATTCATCAAGTACTGTTAATCCACATGCACAAATGCCGACATTTGTTGGAGATGGTAGTACTAACATAGTTCATATTGGAGAAAATGTATCAACACAAACAGGCGATATATTAATATTCCGTCCTGCGGAAAGCGATGGCGCTGTTACTATTAATGATATTAACTTATTAGATACACAATTAACAGGTGGCACATTGTCAGCAATGGAAGGTGCTTATGCATCAGCAACAGGATTAAGAGCTGAAGATATTGTTATTGATGGCGGCTCATATTTTAGTCCAGAACAAGTTGCTGCAACTGAAGAAAATGTTCCAGGACAAGTATTAGATAGTTTAAGTATTAAAGTATTTCAAAATACAACAGAGGATAGAGGTGCTCCTTTAAATGCAACTGTAAAACTTGGCGATGCTACAACAACTGTGTTTGGAATAGGTCAAAAAATTCTAGAATCTAAATCAGTTATTGTATATGTTGATAGTATAAAACAATTACCGGCAACATATGTTGTTAATATTGCATCTAGCACTATTGAATTTTCAACTGCACCTGCATTAAATGCAAAAATTGAAATACTTTCAATTGGATTAGGCGGCATTGCTATTCTTGATTACCAAGAGTTTATTGCCGACGGCGAAACTAGCTTGTATCTAACAAATGCAAACTACGATGAAACTGCAACTATCTTTGTAACAGTTAACGGAGTACAAGAAGATACAGGATTTAGAAGTAGTACTAACATACTACCCGAAACACCAGATAGAACATTAGTACAATTTGGTACAAATCCTGATAGACTTGCAATTATTAAAATTGTTGCATTAGGTGCGTCTACTGATGTTGATAGTACATTACAGTCTTTGATTAGAATTAACCAACAAGAATTTGTTTATGAAGGTAGTACTAGAAGTTACGATTTAGATAACTTTGTGCAGCTAACTAGAGAAAGCGCATTGGCATCTACTATTGTTGAAGTTAATAATAAGAAACTAAAAAGTGCTGATACTATCTATAATGTATACGACGGTGTAGTTAAAAAGTTTATTTTAGGTATTGATCCTATTGCATCATCTGGTTCTATTGTTCCAACTAATATTAAAGTTTATATTAACAACGAACTTAGAACATTCATTACAGATTATGTTTATAACGGTACAACTAAAGAATTAGAAATTACTGCTGAAAATCTAGCAGTAGGTGATGTTATTAAAATTGAAAACAATTTAAATGCACAGTACTCTGTTGTTGGTAATAACATTATTATTAACGATACTACTTCATTAGTTGCAGGCGACACTATCAACGTAACTTGGTTTAGTGAATATCCGTCAATGCAAATCGTTACTGATCAATTCGCTGGCGGTAGATCATTTTACCCAATTGCGTTCAAACCACTTTCAGTAAGTTATGTTTGGATTTATAGAAACGGATCAAAGTTAACTCAGGATATTGATTATCAACTAGATGTAGTTAGAGGAGCAATATACATTGAAGGCTCAAATGTAACTAGTGATGTTTTTGATATTGTTGCTTTTGGCACAAATGTATTTGCATTACCAAGTGCATACGAAGTCAGCAAAGACATGTTAAACAAGAATCATTATACTAGATATGCAATTACTGATAGTCTTGTACTTGATAAAGATTTAAATTATTACGATACTACTATTACATTAACAGATGCGTCAACATTGTTTAATCCACAATCAACTATTAATTCAGCTGGTATTGTTGAGATCAATGGAGAGAAAATTGAATACATGACTAAGCAAGGCAATGTGTTAGGCCAACTAAGACGTGGCTCGCAGGGTACAGGAATTAATAATGTAACTGTAAAAGGTTCATTTGTAGTTGATCTAAGCAAAAACGAAATTATACCTTACAAAGATGTACATGAAAGATATGACTTTGTAAGTGATGGCAGTAGTCAGTTAATAGGACCATTACCGTTCGTTCCTAAGCTAAGTACTGTTACAGATTGGTATGCAGGCGCAATTCCAGCTATTTACGGAAGATGTGATTCGATTGAAGTGTTTGCAGGCGGTAGAAGATTACGCAAGACTTACATTGAAGAATACGATGAAACTCTTAGCGCAACTAGCCCAATGGGTGATAAAAAAGTTGAAGCTGAATTTAGTGTTGACGGAGATACAGCGTATATTAGGCTAACAACGGTACCATCCGCAGGTACACGTATTAGTATTATTAAACAACAAGGAAAAGTATGGTACGATAGAGGCACAACCACTGCTACAACCGGCGCTACGCTGCTTAAAAACAGTTCACCGATTAGTCAGTTCATTGCTGCCAAGACATCAAAGTTACCGGAATAAATACACTATGAAACTGGAAGATAAACACATGTCAGATAAACAAAATAAAACGCCAAACAAACCTGGATTAAATGAGACCGGAGGGTTCCATTTTGAAGGGCATATTAAGATCTTCGATCCAGAAACAGGAGAAGTGTTTCAGGATAAGCGCAATGCTATTCATTATGAAAATATGAGTGTTGCAATAGTTAACAGTCTTTCAAATCAAGGGATAGGCACTGTCTACGAAATGGCGTTTGGTAGCGGCGGTACTACTGTTGATCCTACAGGCTTAATTACATATCTAACACCTAACACAATCGGTGCAAACTCCAGTCTTTATAATCAAACATATACTAAAGTTGTTGATCAAAACTCAATTGCTAATGCTGACCCAGTAAGAAATAAAATGGAAATTAGACATATTAGCGGAGCAACATATAGTGATATTGTTATAACTTGTACATTAGATTACGGTGAGCCAGACGATCAACAAGCATTTGATAATAGTGTTGACATGGACAGTAACTTTGTTTTTGACGAGCTTGGACTTAAATGGTATGATCCAGCAGGAACAGGCAAACTTTTAACACATGTAGTTTTCCACCCAGTTCAAAAGTCGCTAAACAGACTCTTACAAATTGATTACACAATTAGGGTACAGAGCTTAACCGGCTTTACGGAGGTTTAATAGATGCCATATATTGTTAATTTTACAGACAGCGAAAACAAAACTCCAATTACAGTTTTCGATAATACGTCTAGTCAGGATACTAGTTTAACATTTCCAGGACGTAACGTTACTGGATACGGACAAATTATTGCTGAAAACTTTCTTTCTGTTTTAGAAAACTTTGCAAGTGCTAATGCACCAGTTAATCCAGTCGAAGGCCAGTTATGGTACGATACTACTAACGGTGTACTACAATTATTTGATAACACTGCATGGAAAGCAGCATCAAACATTCAAAAGAGTGTTACTGAGCCAAGCGTAGAAAATTCTAAAGTTGGTGAACTTTGGGTTGATACAACAAACCAGCAGCTAAGAATTTACACAGGAACTAGATGGCTATTAGTTGGACCAGCAGAAAGTTCAATTGACGGTTTACGATACGGCCCCGCAGTTGAAAATATTGCAGACTCAGATAACCAAACAAAAAGTATTTTAACTTTATATATTGCTGACCAACCGATTGTTGTTGTTTCAAAAGATTCATTTACTCCTAAAGTTAATATTAAAGGATTTGCAACTATTAAAGCAGGTCTTAATGTTGCTACTCCTGCAAACGACACAGAAAGAACTGAATTTGCTTCATTATTCTTAGGCGGCAACCTTCCTAAACTAATTGGTACTGCAAAAAATGCAGATGCGTTAAACATAGGCGGAGTTGAAGTATCAGCAGGTAAGTTTTTAAGAAGCGATATTATTAATACAACTGATTTTGGTTTTAATGTTAGAAATAATGCAGGTTTAACTCTTGGAGTTGACGGTAACTTCCAAGTAACAACATCAGCAACAGCAGCAAAGATTTATAATTCAGCAGCAGGTAGTTCATTAGATCTACAAATTAACAGAAACGGCATTCCAACTACAATTCTTAGAGTGCTTGATAATAAAATTGGCATTAACCTTGCTGCTCCAGAAGAAGCACTTGATGTTGACGGTAATTTTGGATTAACTGGCGCAATTAAGATCACTAACGTTGCTGAAACAACAAACTTATCAACAGGTAGTATTATTACAGCAGGCGGTATTGCTGTTGCTAAAAACATTTTAGTTGGCGGCACAGCAGATATTACTGGCACGATTAAATCACAGACTTTAAGACCGCAAACAAATGACACATATAATGTTGGTGAAGAGACTAATCGGTGGAACACAGTATATGCTAAATCAATTAAAGCTGATGAAATTATTGGTACAATTAACGGTAACATTACAGGTAATGCTAATACTGCAACAAACTTAAAAAATGTTACTAGTTTTTCACTTGTAGGTGACGTTGTGTCGCCAGCAGTACAATTTGACGGACAAGTTGGAAACTATACTAAAACTTTCCAAACTACACTAACAGCTAACATTGTTAAAGATAGAGATGAACCAGCACCAAACATATCAGATAAAAATGATTTTTTGCTGGTATACAGATCTTCAGCAGAAGCTGGAGGCGCAACTGGGCTATTAAAACAAACTAGAGATACATTCGTCGGCGACTTAGGTATTCCACTAGGCGGTATTATGCCATATGCAGGATCAGCAACACCCAATGGTTTTTTATTATGTGATGGTGGCGAAGTTGAAAGATCTAAGTTTCCAGAATTGTTTGACATTATTGGAACAACATATAACGGATCAGCAGCACTTAACGGTGTAGGAACATTTAGACTTCCAGACTTACGTGGACGTTTTGCATTAGGTAAACATAATATGGATAACAATATTAATGTTCCAAATGCAATTGGCGGATTTGTTGACAATGGCGGCGGTGAACCAAGCCCATCAAGAGTTGAAGGTACAGAAGCTCAAACACTTGCAGGCGCAGCTGGTGCATCTGCGGTAGGACTAACACTTGGCAACTTACCAGATCACGAACACAATATGACAGCAAACGGAGTTCAATACTCGGCAGTTAGAATTGACTCTGCTATTGTTAGCCCAGGTACAACTGGATTAGGTCCAACAGCAGTTGGCCAAGCACAGTACTTGCAACAGTCCGGCGGTATTAAAAAGCCAAGCACTGACTTTGCATTAGGTTCGTTAGTGGGTATTATGAATCCGTATTTAACACTTAACTATATTATACGATCTGGACCACCAGCGTTTACAACGACATAAGGCGAGATATAAATGGCATATCAAATTAATAAAACAGACGGCACAATAGTTTCAACAGTTGCAGACGGTCAAATTGATAATATCTCAACTGACATTACGCTGATTGGTAAGAACTATAGTGGCTTCGGCGAAGTACTTAATGAAAACTTTATTAAAATACTTGAAAACTTTTCAAACGTAACTGCACCAACTGCTCCAATTAAAGGGCAAATTTGGTTTGATGCATCTGAATCAAAACTAAAAGTATATAGCGGAACAGCATTTGTTCCTGTAAGTTCTGCAACAATTGCTAACACACAACCAGCTACACTAGGTGTAGGTGACTTGTGGTTTAACGACATTGCTAAACAGCTATATTTCTTTGATGGTACAAGTACAATCTTACTAGGCCCAGCATATTCTGATGCACAAGGAGTAAGTGGTATTGTTGTAACAAGCATACTTGATACGCTAAACCAAACTCGTGTTATTTCGTCATTATATAATAATGGTATTTTGTTAGGTATATTTGCTAAAGATACGTTTACTCCTAAAAATGATATTGATGGATTTAGCGGTGCAATTATTCCAGGATTCAACCAAGGTACACTAGCAGGAATTAAATTTGATGTTACTTGTACAAACTCTGAAAAGTTAGCCAACGTTGATTCTACAAACTATGTTAGAAAAGACACTGCTAACTCTTTAACTAATACACTTAGAATTGAAAGTGATTTAGGACTAGTTGTAGGATCTGCATCACAAGCTAACTTGTCAGTTGACAACGGTAACGTTAAACTATCAAACGCTGCTGAAAATAAATTATTGATTTTAGATGTAAGAAAAGGCATTTCGCAAGAGATTGCAATAAAAATTGATCCAGCTAATAGACAGATTGATTTATACGAAGGTGCTATAGATAGTGCTGTTAAACTTGGTGGAGAGTTAGAAGTTGCAGGTGATGTTACTATTAGAGGAAGTTTAGTTATTAATGATGGCGATCTTGCTACAATTAGACAAACCGAACTAGTAGTTGAAGACAAATACATCGTACTAGCACAAACAGGCGACAGTGGATCTAATTCAGATGAGATTGCCGACGGCGGAGGTTTAGTATTAAAAGGCACAACAGACAAAGTGTTGATGTACTCAAAAGACGGCCTTGGAGCAACAGCAGAATATCCAGCACTAGCATCACAAGCATGGACAAGTTCAGAACATGTAAACCTTGCAACAGGTAAAGAATTTAAAATTAACGGCGTTACAGTACTAAGCGGAAATTCATTAGGTACTGGTATTACAGCTATTCCAGGTGTTACTAGCTTTGGTGCGCAAAACGTTGTTAACGTTGGCCCTGGGCTACCACCTGTAGCGCAGATGAGACTTGAAGATAATAAAATTTCAACTCTTGCTAATAACGACAACTTAGAAATAGAACCAAATGGCACAGGTAACGTTGCATTAATTGGATCTCCTAAAATTACAGGAATGTTAGATCCAACTAATCCGCAAGATGCCGCAACAAAAGAATATGTAGACGATATTGCTGAAACTAGATCACTAGCATTTAGCATGGACTTATCAGATGGTAAACCAAACAGTTATATTGCATCAGAAATTTTGACAAACTTAGCACCACCAGCAGAGTATAGAACTGGTACAATAGCAAGAATCTTAGCAACACTTTTAAGTAACTCAACAGTTTCGGTTAATTTAAATCCGTTATTAGATCAAGCCACAGCTACATTTAATACTCCGACAGGTACAGCACCAGGAGTGGTAAATGTGTCGCTTGATACTGCAAGTATTCCAGCAGCAGGTATTACAACATCTAGAATTATTAAAACGTTCCAGTTGTTAGGTGGTAATTGGCAACATCTTAACGATCAGGTGCTACCATAATATGAAAATAGGAGCGTTCTAAATGGCTTATGTAATTAATAAAACCGACGGTACTCAATTAGTTGTACTACAAGATGCAGCAGTTGATTCAACAACAAGTTTATCGTTTGTTGGTAGAAACTACGTTGGATACGGTGAAATTCAAAATGAAAACTTTTTATTCCTTTTAGAGAATTTTGCAAACCGTTCAGCTCCTGCTACACCTATTGTAGGGCAATGTTGGTTTGACTCAATATTAAATATTCTAAAGATTTACAATGGTGCAGACTGGGTAGAAGTAGGTGCAGCATCAGTAGGTGCAACATCGCCAACAACACCAGCAACAGGATCTTTTTGGTTAAAAAGTGCGCCAACAGCACTAACACCAGCAATACCATCACTACATGTTTATAACGGCATTGAATGGATTAAAATAGGTCCAGAGAGTGCAGAAGGATTTCTTGAAACTAGAGCTAAATCTACGTCATTAGTATCAGACGCAGGAGCAACATATCCAGTTATACAGCTCGTTGTTAATGATATTGTAATAGGAATAGTAACATCAAGTCCATTTACAATTGCATCATCAAATGCAGTTCCAGGATTTACTGATTTAATTGCAGGTATTAATCTAGCAGCAACTACAAAAGTAATGGCCACACTACAAGGTGTTGCTGACAAGGCAGTAAGACTAGAACATCCAGTACTAGTTAATGGTGTTACTTTTGACGGATCGTCAGACCTTACAGTTAGAGCGCAAACACCTCACAGTCTACAAGCAGGCGGGTACCTTACAGGTACAGACTTTGATGGTGGAAGTACTTTATCTTGGGCAGTTGATGCATCTAGTTTAAATCAAATTGGAAAAATTGTAGCAAGAGACAGTTCAGGTAATTTTGCAGCAGGAACAATTACTGCAAACTTAACAGGTGATGTTGCAGGTGACGTTGCAGGTGCAACAGCAAGTTTTACAGGTGACGTTACAGCAGCAAGATTTATAGGAGCATCTCTTTCAGGAACAGCAGCCGCAGCACAGCGTCTATCAACAGCAAGAAATATTAACGGTGTTGGGTTTGACGGAACAACTGACATTACAGTTACATCTGATGCTAATACACTAACAGGTACTAATTTACATAATACTGTAATTTCATCTGCATTAACAAGTGTAGGTACATTAACAACACTTAACACTGCTGGAAATATTACAATTAATGGAAATTTAGTGCTTGACGGTACAGTTAATGCTACTGAAATAAAAGCAACTAACCAAATTAGTTTAGCTGCAACAGAAGGTGTAGATTATCAATTAAATTTATACGGACCAACAAGATCACCTAGTTTAAATGCAGGATTTATTCCAAGCAATGATGTAAATTTAGATCTTGGATCTAGTGCATTACGTTTTAAGAATACATACTCACAAAACTTTACAGGTAACTTGACTGGTAATGTTACAGGTAATGCAACTACTGCAACTACTGCAACAAACGTTGCTGGCGGAGCAGGCGGAACAATGCCGTATCAAACTGCTACAGGAACAACGGCTCATATACCATCAGGCGTTGCAGGTCAGTTATTAAAATCAACTGGATCAGGGCAGCCGGTATGGGACACTATTACATTTTCAACACTAACAGCTGGTAGTTATATTACAGGGTTAGCATATGACGGTATTACTAGCACCTCATTTAATGTAGATGCAACAACTGCAAACACAGCAAATAAAGTAGTTGCTCGTGATGCAAGTGGTAACTTTAGTGCTGGTACAATTACTGCAAACTTAACAGGTAATGCAACTACAGCAACTACAGCAACTACAGCAATTACAGCAACGTCGGCGACTACTGCAACTAATGCAACTAATGCATCTTATGCAGTTACTCAAGCAACAGCAGATAGTTCAACATTAATTGCTACAACAGCATTTGTACAAAACGTTGTTAACACTACAATTAAAAGAACTATGACAATTAGTTCACCAGCTCCAAATACTAGCTCACCTGATGCACAATATGCTGATCTTATTCAAGCATATCTACCAGCAAGTACAGCAAGTGGACAGACATTTGAATTAATTATTAACAACATTTATGCAGGGAGTTCAAGTAGCTTTAGCGCAGGAAGATGGATCTTAGCATATCGTTGGGCCACTGCAAGTGTATCAACTAGTACTTCGATTTATAATAGTAGTACAGGATATAAATTGATTTATCAATCCAATGGTAGTACTTGGGCATATACAGGAACCTGGAGTACGATTTAATGGCACAGGTATCGTTGATACCGAACTATTGTAAAAATGTTGATGAAATAGTAAGGTTAGTAGAGGCAAACGAAGAAAGTTTTTTTGTAAGAGAACAAGGCGCAGAGTTTAATTTTGTTACTGCATACGGCGAAAGTAAACTAAAAAGTATGTTCCGTTGGAACATGCCAAACGAATTAAAGGAGTTGATAAATGAATCAATTCCAGAAGAAGATAAGACTTGTGATAGTTTTTGTATAAACAAATACGATCCAGGCGATTATTTAAAAAGGCACCGAGATAGCGCAGGCGGGTATTGGAAGTTTAAACTAATATTTTTAAGAGCTGATGCTCCGCACTTTTGTTGGTACGATGAAGAAGGTAACAGTAATTTGGTTGACGAAACACCTGGAATGTTTATTGATATGCCAGTTAATTTAGAACACGAAGTTACTAAAATAGAACAAAATGAAAGACCTAAGATAAGTCTTGCATTAAGTTGGGGAAGAACTAGATGAGCAAACAAATTATAATTTTTAACACTGATCGATCACAAGTGATCTCAGCACAAGACTACGACAGCGAGTTTTCGGAAAGACTTACTGAAGGCGGAGTGCCGCATAAAACAATAGACATTGATACTGAAAATGAATATTGGTGGGGCGACTATGCTAGTGGCGGTGTAAGATCGTTAAATGATGTGCCGTTAATTGAAGAAGTTGCTATTGAAGAAGTTATCAATAAACAAATTCTTGTAAAATATCCTGTTCACAAGCAATTAAATATTATTGCAACTTGTTTAGAAGCAGCTGGAATTCCGCTTACAAGCGAGTTTACTGAAATGCGTGAATATATTAATCAAAAATCAGTAAATTACAATTCTGCACTACAAACATATAAAGATAACCCAAGTGTATACAGTTTTTACCCTAAGCCTGTAGCACCAGAAGAAGAGTAAAGGTTGATAAATACAACTACAAACTAGGAAGATAAAGCACAATGGCATACCAAGTAGATAAATTTAACGGAACTTTTTTAACGTCAGTCGAAGACGGAACTATCGATACCAGTACGGATTTACGCTTCGTTGGTAAAAATTATGCAGGTTATGGCGAAGTACAGAACGAAAACTTCTTACATTTGTTAGAAAACTTTGCAAATACTACTGCTCCACCAAAAGCAGTTTTAGGCCAAATCTGGTTTGATAGTGCTTCTTTAAGACTTAAATTTTATGATGGAACAAAATGGAAAACAGCAAACGGTGCTGAAGTTGCATCAGTTGCTCCGTCAGGACTAGCAGTAGGTGAAATTTGGTGGGATACATCAGCAAAGCAGTTATATGCATGGTCAGGCGGCGAGTTTGTATTAGTAGGTCCAGAAGCATCTCCAGACTTAGGTGCTAGTGGTGCAATTGCACAAGTTGTTAAAGACACAGGCAACACTAACCATTCTATTTTAAAAATTAATTCAGGTGGAAAAACTGTTTCAATTGTTTCACAAACAGAATTTACACTAAACAGTTCAATTAACCCAATTGATGACTTTACATTAATCAAGAAAGGTATTACTATGGCAAAAGCAGATGCCAATGGTATTACCACAGATGATTATGTTTATTGGGGAACATCATCAAATGCATTAAAGCTAGGCGGAGTTGCCGCAACAGAATACTTACAAAAAGGTAGCATTACCTTTAACCAAGAAATTAATTTCCAAGATGCAGGTTATAGAGTTGGTGACCAAAGTGACTTTAGACTTAGAGTTGAAAACGATGATGAAATTGTTTTAGAGAGTGTACTTGGTAACCCTGTTAAATTTATTATTAACGATAGCGGAACAACAAGAAAAAATGTTATGACGTTAGCGTCAACAGGATTATTGCCTGGCGTAACAAGTTCATACACACTTGGTTCAGCTTCATTAAAATGGTCAGCAGTACATGCTGATACATTTACAGGAGCATTTACAGGACCACTTACAGGTAATATAAATGGTAATACTCAAGGTAGCTTACTTGCAACAGATTCAACCATTATGGTTAATGGTATAACAAAAACTATTGGTTACACAGGAGCTTCATTATACGGAACACTATTTGGATCAGTACAAGGTAACTTAACAGGTACTGCATCTGATGCAAGTGCGTTAAACGGTATTACTCCATCTATTCCAGTTCCTGCATCAGGAAACAGTATTGCAGTTAGAGATGCTACAGGTACAATTTACGCTACTACGTTTAACGGCACAGCAAGTAAAGCAGACAGAATTAAAATCGACGACACAGCTACAGATTCAGATCCAAACTATAAAACAGCTAAGACTACTGCAACAGCAAATAGTATTGCAGCAAGAAATAGTTCAGGAGACTTAATTGCTAATCTATTCCAAGGTACTGCAACAGCAGCACGTTATGCTGATCTTGCAGAAAAATATTTAACTGATGATGAATACGAAGCAGGAACAGTTGTATCAGTAGGTGGCGAAGAAGAAGTTACACAATGTAAAGATGGCGATAGAGCGTTAGGTGTTATTTCAGCACAACCTGCATACATGATGAATGCATGGCTAGAAGGCGGTCAGTACATTGCACTTAAAGGTAGAGTTCCAGTTAAAGTAATTGGAGCTGTCGCTAAAGGTAATAAACTAGTTGCAGCCGCTGACGGTTATGCAAAAGTTGCTCAAGCACTTGATCCTGATGTATTTGCAATTGCGTTAGAGTCTAATTCAAATTCAGGAACAAAAGTTATTGAAGCGGTAGTATTATAATGGCTACAACCGGCGCACAAATATTATCTACAGACCTAAACACGTTAAGAAACAAAGTTTCTGACGTAATTGGTAGTGGCACCGGCACATTCGGATACGGCCAAACTGTAAACAGCTCAACAGTTATTTCAGGGCAAACAGTTTTAAAGTCTCACTTTGATGCAATTAGGTTTGATATTGTTAATGCATATTTTCATCAAAACGGTTTAGTTCCAGCAGCAACAATTGCAAAAATTGGTGATCCTATTTCAGCAGGAGCAAGTGATCCGTTTAATGGGTACAATGCTCTTGCAGATGAAATTAGAAGTGATAGATTTGATTGCGATCCTGGTCTACTAACAGTTACTCCAAAAGCTACTACAACTTACACATCAGCATGGAGTAGTGCTGCTGAACATGTGGTTACTATGACATTTGCCAATGCAGACGATGCAAGGCATTTTTGGAATTCAGGAAGCAGACTTAGAATTACAGCAAACAGAGCGTTTGGATCTGCAACACAACAAAATGGTGCATGGACAGATTTGTTATCAGCAGCTGGTTCACAAACGTTTGGCGGCAGATTACCTACACCTTTAGCTCACACATACATGCTGACTAACACATATCAGCAACTTTATACGTTAGCTGCAAGTACACCGTATTCAAATAACGAATACAAAATTTTAGGCAAATGTGATGTTGCTAGTAATGCAGCTGGAACAGCTAGAATCTTTGATTTTAAAGTTTTATTATCAGACAACTATACAGATCCAGGAGCACCAGCTCCGGGAGATTCAGTAGACGGCACTCTTTCTATTACTGTAGAAGAATTAAAAGCTACAGGAACAATATTGCCTGCTAATACTGCATTTTCTATCACATCGCCAGCATACACAGCCGCCGCGATCAGTGCTTCTTAGTTGCTGGTACAATAAATACTGTTGAGGAAAACATATGTCCGGCATCGGCGATAAAATTGATAAAAACGAATACAACAACCTAGTAAACGTCATGAATCTCTACATGGGGAATTCTACGAACACATCCTCTCATGCATATGCAAGAAATGGATATGGCCAAGCTATTAATGCACTAGGCGTTAGTGAATCAGATAAAATTACTATTGAACAATATGGTAGAGTTATTACAGACCTGTATAACTGGTATCGACATATTTACGGTTCAAATCCTCCATCTAACTACGGTGGCTGGCCAAA